AATCTGACCGCCAACGGCTCTTATACGCTCTATGAGAAGCTCGAAGACAGTCATAATCTGACGGACGGTCAATCTGTCTATCTCGAGGTTGGAAAGTCCCCAATCATCAACCCAAAGCTGCCAACCTTCGCCTGTGAATCCATTTCGGAATTCGGCAGAACGCAAAAGATGACGCACCACCATGGTGAGGAGTTCTGCGTTGCCGTCTCCGTCGATACGACCGCCTCTCTCGCCAGAAGTGTAATATCCTATATCAAGACCTTCCTTAAAAGTTATTTTCTTTAATGCCTGGTCTTCTTTTACCCTACTTAAAAAATCACGCTGGGTTCTTCGAGCCGAGAATAGATTATTATCAGTCGGCAGCGTATTATCACCTGTTCTTATTATAGGTAGAGAAATATTACCAGCAATGCTGTGTGTATAATTCCGAATGTCATTTATATCATCACCAATTTTAGCTATCGCTCCTTTTGAAAGAGCATCGCTAATTTCTATATTCATCTGCGTAGGCAGATTAACCTTACGGGTAATCTTTGTGATTCGGCTTTTCTTGTAACCCGTTTCCGGGAAATACTTCTCGCTTTCCAAACGAACAGGACGACCCACATACAGTTCTATCTCATTTTTTTCAATATACACATAATCAGTAGGAGCTTTATATATTGAAACGTCTATGGCATTCTCTTCATTGAATTTGTTTACCGCTTCACGAAATTCCTCTTCTGCTTTTGTGTAATAATCAAATGGCATATTGATATTCCATAAGATATACTTATCACCAATTTTAGGTATCAATATATCATTAGGAAGTTGCGTATCGTCATCATAAGCCCATATTGTTATTATTTCAAACTCTTGCGTGCTACTGTTGTAATTCACTTCAAAGAAATAAGTCCCATTTTCTTCAGTACCGAGTCCAGCAAGTTCACTGCCTTCTTGAAACGACACCCTTTTAACAAGACCTGGCAGTTCATAATCGTTAGGGTCAAAATCGAGATCATCGTCTTTAAAGTAATATTTTTTTAATGGTTCACCATCTTCACCTATAACCTCATCGCTACGAACACTACTAACCGTACCTATCCGCTTTGGATATATATCAGCAAAAGCATTAGACTCATAATGATGTATTATGCCATATTTATCTGTATTTATATCTATATACTTCTCCTTACTCGGAAGCTGAAGACGACTATATCCGTATGTCTCTCTATCAATATTACGACTGCTTCCTATCGGAAACAAGCGTGTATAAAACTTAACATTATCAGCGTTGGACTTATCAATTTCAAGCAAACCGTTTCCATAACCAAGAGGAATGTCGTCTCCGTATTCACAACGGCAAAGATTTAATGTCTGACCATCAAACCAGTATTCTGTACCTACTTTTTCTGCAATTTCTTTAAGAGCTTCATTACAATACTTGCCCTCATAATCTATCACAATATTTTCCAAGCCATCAACGACACCGACCTTCCACGCATTGGTATCCATGCCAATATTCAGGCTCTGTACAATCAGAGATATATGTTCTGTCGGCTTATCTGTCAGTGTAAACACCGGCTCACACTCATTGTCAACCATCTTCAAAACAAGAAAACGTTTGATAAGGCTTTCTATACCGAACATTTTAATGTTATATACCCATTCCACTGATGATTTCTGTTTCGGATGATATTTTTCCATCATCCAATAACGTTCACCCATGAAATCCACATAATCGTTGACATCTAAGGCTACATACTCATATATTGTAAAGGAAAGATTCAAAACGTTGTCCGACTGTATCTCCTTAACTTGAGTGCTGATGTCATTAGGGGACAAATCCGCCTTCTTATGATTGTATCTGTCGTATATCGTTAGAAGCATATTAGAATATCATTTAAACGTTATTAAAACACAGGATTAGGTTCTTTGAATTTAATCTTGAAGCGACTTGCGTGCTTGCCCTGCTTCCATAAACATGTCAGAGGTTCAGGTTCCGGTGCATCTACATAAAACATCTTCAACATCACTCCTATCTCTATAAATGCGAAATGTACCCAACCGTCATTACCTTGTTTAATGAATTGTATGAAAGCTCGATATTTTTGCCACCACAATTCTTTCGTGTCGGCAAACAAGGCAAAATGCAGCGTAACATCTCTCTCTTCGTTTTTCACGACTAATTTTTGCGGATACTTACGACCATCCTCTTCCCTTATATCGACACCGACATGTGATTTCACTTTTGAAGCTCTGGTAATAGCTTTCAGATTATCCATACCGCCTTTTTTCTTCTCTGTAAGAAACACTCCGTATTCCTTCCATATATCAATACCATTGACCTTGACAAGACCTTCTAAAATATCCATATCAAATTGCTTTTACTCCGTCACGGATTATTGTTTTAATATTCTGGTTTATTTCCTCGAGCGAATCTTTACAATCGCCCGTATTCTCCTCAATTTTGCGCAGATGTCCGACCGCTACAGACATGGTCTCCGCCACATCCTCCTGTCTTTCATCTATAGATACCAAATGCATCTGTGCTGAGACGAACAGACCTTCAAGCTTAGTCCCTTGTTCCTGAGACATGGCATTAAAGCCACCTTGCTTACCTGTTTGGGATGCTCCAGAAAAAATATCTACCCCCATTTCTTCTGCCAAACTTTCCAATTCTCCCCACTGCTCTCCCAACATGGTTATAAAATCTTCCTTCCATGTGCTAAGAAAATCTTCATCAGCAGTGCCGTTTATCAAATGTTCCGACAAATCATTGTATAATGGCTCAAGTGCTTTCGCCAAATGCTGATACATAAATGCGTTCAATAAAGCCTCTGATATTGTCTCTTCCGTAAAGTCAGCGAACTTACTAATATCACCTTGTGCATCACGCAAAGCGTTTCTGACGTTTTGCAAAAATCCGTCAAATGAAGTTCCCATAACCATTTCCTGCAAAGACGCGTATGTTTCTTCTATATTCTGTTTAAGTTCCTCGACCGACTTGCCGCTTTCTATCCATGCCTCATAGTAAGCAGCAGCTTCTTCTGTAAGTTTCCCTTGGTTATAATAAAGTTCTATCTGTTCTGCTGATAAACCTTTCAGTCCTATAGAAACAGATCCTCCATTCATAGAATTGCCCCATTCCCAGTATGCTTCGCTTCCCTGAAGATTATTCCACAATTCATTATTTGTATTTATTTCCGCTTCAAGATTCTTCTTATATTCTTCTAAAGCAGCCGTCTGAGCTTCCCAAATTGAAACGCTACTTGGTTTTGAATAACCTTTTTCTACTAACCAGTTCAAGATTTCCTGATTAGTTATTATATCTTGAATCGTATCTCTACTTATTGCCAACTCAACATTCCGTTCTCTCAATGCCCGGTTTGTCTCTATCTCCGCAAGATACCATTCCCTCTTCATCTCCTCATTCTTTTCCTTCCAGCTCGAGATCATTGTTATTATGGAACTCAAACCGCTAAGAGTATTGGTAATACCACCGACAATATCACCTGAGAATATCTGGCCTATACCGGTTCCCATTCCAATGACTCCGTCAACCATAGTCATCATCTCGTTTATGGAATTGGAGAACCTGTCTCCGAATACAGCACCCAAAGAATCGCCCCAACTGCTAATCGTTGACGTAAGTTCTTTACCTTTTGAGTTGAAGCTGGTCAACGCGCCTGAAACATCGCCATCGTTTTTTATCGCCGACATGAGTTCCGACCACGATGTTTTGAAAGCTGAAAAAGGATTTTTCTTCTCAAGGTCTCGTTGGATGGAAACGACCTGCTGTTTCATCCTTTCAAATTCGGCCACAGTGAGCTTGACCGCTTTCTTGACAAATTTTCCATCAGCGTCTTTTACGGGCACTTCTACAGTGACACCATCATCACCTATTCTCGCATTGTCAAGTGTTTCCTTTGCTTGTGCGTAAAAGTCCTTCAGAACCTTATATCCTTTTTCAGAAATATCAGAAAACAGCTTATCGTAAAATTCTGTGGAATGCAATATGTCAGCCTCCAATGATTGTATATCCTGCCTGTACGCGTCAGTACGAGCTTGTATTGACGACTGAACTTGCGAAGTATCACCTCCTGAAAGCACCAGATTACCAAGTTCCGTATTTAACAACAACATATCTTCAGCATAAGCGTTCTCAATATCCCTACGACGCTGGTCGTACGTTTTATATTCATCCAGCAATGCGTTCAGTTTCTCCTTACCCTTTTGCACTTCGTCGGCTTCAACAGCTCTCACATCAGCATTCATTTTGTCGTATGCAAGAGTAGTAGCCTGTTTCAGGCTATCAGTTTGTTCATTTGTAAGAGTTCCGTTTTGCGCTTCTTTCCATTTCTGTTCTTGGTCATATATCTCAGCGATAGCCTTTTCATAATCCAGCTTGATTTGGCGTATACGTTTGTTACTTCCTTCCTTCATCTGGTCAATCTCAGCCTGCTCGTTTTCCCATTTCAGTTGGCGCAGTTCTTTCGCCATTCTTTCTTCAAGTTCCAAACGTTTTTTCGCTTCCTCTGCAGGGTCAGTACCTTTGCCACCAGATGGTTTAGGTTTTGCATACAAACCCAAGCCAGATTCTTTCATATTGTTTCGATATTCCTCTTGAAGTTTTTCAGCTTCTTTGATATAGCCCTGTTTTTCATCTTCCAGTTTTTGTAAAACCTCTCTGTAAGCGAGTTCTGCAGGATCACTACCATAATGATCCAAATTGTCACCTCCCAAAAACATATTAACTTTACCGCCTTCTCCCCATGTAGGACGATATTCCTCTTTGCCTTTGGCCTTGACATCATTGATTTGTTCATCTACAGCCACTGCCTTGTCAATATAAGACTGCGCTTTTGCCTGTAAGAACAATGTTTCTATATAATCCTCACTCTTTCTTATCAATATATCATACCATTCTGCCAATGTTTCATAATAGCCAAACGAATCACCATATTTGCGATTCAATTCCTCTATTTTGTTTTTCTCCTGCTCTTTAGTACCAGTAAACGTTTTTATATTTTGAATCTCATTATTCAGTTCCACACGCGTTCTTACTGATATAGCGTGAGCTTCCTTTTCCACCTCATTTTTCAATTCCATCGCTTTTCTCAATTCATCGACATCATTCTTTGCCCCAACCAAGCCCTTACACCACTGTATTATCTCATCCCCATACATGGTCAACAGCATAATGCCTGTTGTCAATGCGGTCTGCCATGAAAATAGCGATGACAATATCTGCTTCCAGACAGGCTCTCCCTTTTCTCCATTTTTTATCAAATCTGCATATTCCTCCTTGGCTCTTTTAACCTCATCGGCAAAGATTGGAAGGTTATTGCTTATTGCCAGAAAGAACATCTGGGGTCCCATTGCCAACGATGGCATTTCCCTTGCCATCTGTTGGATACTGTTGTGCAAACCGTTGAATTTCTTTTGTGCATTAGGTAACTCTGAAGGTGTAACTTTTACATTTTCCGATACATTCTGCAACTGTTTAAGTTCAGTTTCCAGTTCCTTAATTTGAGACTCAAGAGATTCAATCTGAGCAATGTTCTGACTTTGATCCAAATCAGGAGAAGATGCTTGACCGACCAGGCGCAAATCCTCTAATTGTGTTTCGAGCAAAGCCACAACATTACGCAGTTCTAATACATATCTCTGAACTTCTGCAAATTCATCAGCTGTCATCAGTGCCTTGCTTTTCACCGATTCCGTAAATGACTTAATCTTATTCAATCCGGCTGATATGCCGTCCTTCATCAAAAATTCTATTTCAACTGGTTTGCTCATTGCTTAATCTACTTTGAAAAAATGATAATATTTCATTCGCTTCATCTTCGGCAGTTTGTTCATCTCTAACCTTGATATATCGAGGCGCATCCGACAACATCATTATGAGTGTTTGGTAATTTACCTTGTTAAGGATATAATTGACAGTCCATCCTGTTGCAGAAGCAATCTGCCAGATAAAACCAAAGGGGCTATGTGAACTCTCATATTTTGTTCTTAACTCCCCTTTCCTTTTTGGCTCAGTCTCAGTTTCATCGGATTCGACACCTCTACTGATCTGATAATACTCATAAAAGACTTTGTCCCCATCAATCCAACAAATGTCTTGAACGCAAACTGGATATATCTGTCTTCGACAAAATTCCTGATAAACCACGCCACCATACCAATGAACAGATGCCTTGACACATACCCCTGACAAATAGTATATGCTATAATTTTGCTTATAGCTTTTGAGTGTTCCACAATAAACTTCATCTCTTCCTCTTTGGAAAATGATGCCATCTGTTTACTCGTCACCCCCATAGACAAATATATCCGAGCAATATGCAATTGTCCGGACATATACGGTCGCTTCATCGTAACACGCAGCTGCACCGGTTTCTTCTTAAACGGCAACTTAAACTCTTTAAGAGGGACAGAGACCCCTGCATTAAGCAGTGCATCTGCCCCTTCTTTTTGAATTAGCCTTACGACAGATTCTTTCATGATTCAACGGTATCATTGATTTCGTATGGTGCGCTTCCGTCAGAAGGCGCATTGATTTTTAATTGACACTCAAGTTTGGACACTTCACTGACTGTAAGTTTTCCACCAAGGTTTGCCAGAATTGTTCCATTATGTATAGTCACTGTCTGACCACTCAATAAATCAATTTCCCACTTGTCATTTATTAACACCGTTTCAGTTGGTGCTTTCCATCCAGTGTATTTACCTTCAGTTCCGACAAGTGTTCCACCAACCATGTCGTGGAATGCCTCATAATTTAATTGTATCAGATTGAATGTCGGACTAATTGTTCCTGCTTTGGAAATGAGGGTCAGCACCGGATCATTCGGAACTTGTTCTGCAAACACATCTGCAGGCTCTGACTTAGTTCCGCCCCAGTCCCATGAGCCTTTTTCGATATATCCTATTGTTTTGTCGCCTTTTCTAACGCGAGCCAAACCATACATAAAATTCTTATTCATATTATTTCAATTTGTGTTTAATTATTACTGTAAAAATCATTCCTGTAAAAACGCCTGAGAAGAATGCGAGCAATATCGATTGAAAGATTTTAGGTCGTGTTTTCTTCAGCTCCTCAGTATAGTCTTTGTACATTTCGTTAGAAGCTTCGTATTCCGCCAGTTTGATCTCGTAATATTCAAGTCTTCCCTGTAAGCTGTCACATATTGCGGTAATGTATATCGTATCATTCTTATAAGATACCTCTACGCTGGCTTGACCTGAAGAAGAATGATATACTGATCTCCTTGGCATTTTCCGTATCGTGTCAATCGGCAGATTCAAGTTCACTTCCGACCTCGGTATCGTCACAAGTTCCACCGATCGCACTTCTCGCAGTAGGCTGTCTCTTGCTACCTGAATTGTTGCGACTTCCTGAACCTTGCTCGTCTTTCGTACTCCGCAACTTGTAAAGAACAGGACAATTGTCACTATGCTTACAACTGTTGGCAGACTCATAAGCCTTCCTGAAGCGAGCAATCTCGCGTTTGGTCGAGCCAAGCTCTTTTTTGGTGGCTTCCAGTTCCTGCCTTGTTTCCTGAAGAAGTTCTCTTGTTTCATTAAGCTCTTTTTTTAGAGGCTGCACAATATTCTCCATCAATATACGGGTGGCATGTTCAGCGTTGTCGATACGTACAGTCTCGGCTTCAGCCTTAGCTTTGTCAGCTTCAGCTTCAGCCTTGCGTATTGTCGCTTTCAGGGTAACAATACCCACCATAGCAGCCAGCAAGCCACCGCCAAGAACATAATTAAGTATCACGCTGAACTCCATATCTACTATTGATTTATTCCTATCTCTTTAAGCCATTTTTGTACATTGAAACTCGGACAATCCTTATTTCCATTCAATTCATTATGACCGACAATCTGAACGCTGGGATGCTCTTTATGAAATTTCTTGACATATAATTCCATCGCAAGGCGTTGAGATACGGTTCGGGTATCATACGGCAGCCCTTTCCAACAACCACCCACATACACCACATGTCGGCTTTCCGCATTATGCCCTTTAGCACCGTTTGTAATCTCCCAAGGATCTACATTATGGTCTTCATTGTTATCGACAAGACGCTCTATCCTGCCGTCTAAATGTATCATATCAGTATATCCTACCTGCTTCCAGCCACGACCACCGAGACTTATCGGATTGGTATGCCACGCACGAATCTCATCAGAAGAGACCTCTCTTCCCATAGTCGTGGCTGTGCAGTGCAGGACTAAATACTTCAACTCAGCCATTAAGCAGTTGCCTTGTAACCGCTTCTCACAACTGCACCTGCAT